GCGGTACTGGATGCGCCACCAAAGGCGTGATGGCCCGTGGCCCAATGGCGTAAAACATGAACTACACTGAGCTTGTAACTGCGGTCTCCGATTACACGGAGAATACGTTTGAGACCTCTGAGATGAACACGTTCATCCAGCAGGCCGAGCAGCGCATTTACAATACGGTTCAGTTCCCGTCGCTTCGCAAGAACGTGACAGGTACGATTACGGCCAACAACAAATACCTGTCTTGCCCTTTGGACTACTTGTCAACTTTCTCGTTGGCAGTAATTGACGCTACGGGCGCGTACGAGTATTTGCTGAACAAGGATGTGAACTTCATCCGCCAAGCATACCCCCAGCCCACCGATACAGCCATTCCAAAGTACTACGCTTTGTTTGGCCCCAACTCTGCTGTGGCAAACGAGTTGTCATTCATTCTTGGCCCAACGCCAGACGCAACCTACACAGTTGAGTTGCACTACTTCTACTATCCAGAGTCTATCGTAACTGCAAGCACCACATGGCTTGGCGATAACTTTGACACCGTACTACTGTACGGCACTTTGGTGGAAGCATATACATTCATGAAGGGCGAGACCGACATGATGCAACTATATGACGGCAAGTACAAAGAAGCGCTTGCGTTGGCTAAACGTTTGGGTGATGGTCTGGAGCGGCAAGATGCTTACCGTTCTGGTCAGTTTAGACAGGCGGTGACCTGATGGCGATTCAACAAACCACGACTACCAGCTTCAGAGTTGAGTTGCTTCAGGCAATTCACAACTTTGGCCCAACGTCACCTAACACTTTCAATATTGCTCTGTATACAGGCGCGTCCAGTATTGGCCCAACAACAACTGTTTACACAACAGCTAATGAAGTAGTGGGTACGGGCTACACCGCTGGTGGTAATACGTTGGTGATTTCAACGTCGCCTACTTCGGCCAACAATTCAAGCTTTGTACCCACTGCGTTTATTTCGTTTAGTAATACAAGCTGGACAAGCGCATCGTTTACATGCCGTGGCGCTTTGATCTATAATTTCACACAGGGCAATAAGTCTGTAGCGGTGTTGGACTTTGGTTCAGACAAAACTGTATCCAATGACACGTTTCAGATTATTTTTCCAACTTCCGATGCCAATAGCGCCATTGTGCGCATCTCTTAAGGAAACATATGTTAGTAACAACGACTAAAGGCGAAATGGACGAATCTTTGCTTGAAAAGCGAGAGGGTACCGTAGATAATGACACCGAGTACACAACTTGGGTTGAGTACTGGCTGGGGGAAGAGTTGGTTCATAGATCCGCTCATGTAAGTTTAAAGCAACCTGCTACTTTTGCTGGCGCAGAAGCGGCTTCTTTTTAAAAAGGTAATATCATGGCAAATACTCAAGCAATGTGCACTTCGTTTATGGGCGAACTCATGACGGCCACCCATAACTTTGGTGTCGCACCCACTCGCGCAACTACAACTGTTGACTCGTTTAAAGCGGCGCTGTATCTGGCCTCGGCAACGATGAACGCCGGTGCAACGGTTTACACCTCTACAGGCGAAGTGACAGGTACAAACTATACCGCAGGCGGTGTGGCGGTAACTATGGGTACTGCCCCTACGGCAACAAACTCTTCCGCTACTGCGGGCGTGGCTTTTGTTACTCCCTCGGCCTCAATTACGTATACTAACGTGACTTTGAGCACAGCATTTGATGCAGTGTTGCTTTACAACTCTACACAGTCAAATAAGGCGGTTAGTGTGCACACGTTTGGTAGCCAAACTATCACGGCGGGTACATTCACTTTGACCATGCCTAGCAACACTACCACCACAGCTTTGTTGCGCTTGGCAACTACCTGATAGGTAACAAATGGCGGCCTCCGGCTGGGGCAACGGTAGCTGGGGCGACTTTGGCTGGGGAGGGATTGGTGGAGCCGCAACAGGTGTAACTGCAACGGGTGCCACAGGCTCTGTTGCGACTGTTGTAACTGTCGCCCTCTCCGGTGTAGCTGCTTCGGGTGCTGTTGGTTCCGTTGCTGAAACCAGCAACATAGCGGAAAATGGCAATCAGGCTTCCGGCGCTGTCGGGTCTGTTGTTTCGTCACGCCTTGTTGCGCTGTCAGGTGTAGCTGCCGCTGGGGCCGTTGGATCAGTAGCCGAATCAAGCGACCGTACAGAAGACGGTAATCAAGCAAACGGTGCGGTAGGCTCCGTAACCGCTTCATTAACACGCGCCCTTACCGGCGTTTCCGCTTCCGGCGCTGTCGGTACAGTTACTGCTCTTAGTTTCAATGGTGCGGAACTTACGGGTGTAGCCGCTTCGGGTGCTGTTGGATCAGTCACTGAGACAAGCAGCATAGCGGAAGATGGCAATCAGGCATCAGGAGCTGTTGGTTCTGTAGCTTCGTCTCGGGCAGTGGCTCTGTCAGGGGTCTTTGCTTCTGGTGCGGTCGGATCAGTCGCCGAAACCAGCACTGTCGCCTTGTCAGGGGTCTTTGCTTCTGGAGCCACGGGGTTGGTTGGCGTGGGCAGGAGCATATCTGGCGTATCCGCTTCAGGAGCTGTTGGATCAGTCACCGAGACAACCACCATCACAGAAGATGGTAATCAGGCAAGCGGCGCTGTTGGATCAGTCGCTTCTTCGCGCTCTGTTGCTATTACAGGCGTGGGTGCATCGGGCGAGGTGGGAACCGTTGCTGAAACAAACTCTATTGCTCTTACTGGCGTATCTGCTTCTGGTGCAGTAGGTGTTCTAAGTACTTCCCAAGCCCTTTCAGGAGTTTCTGCTTCAGGGGCTGTAGGATCAGTTACAGAAACCAATAGCCCAACAGAGAATGGAAATCAAGCAAGTGGTGAAGTAGGCTCAGTCACTTCTTCGCGTTCAGTAGCAGTGTCAGGCGTTGCGGCTTCTGGTGCTGTGGGGTCTGTGACAGAAGTAAGCACAATTACTCTTATAGGTGTTAGTGCATCGAGTGCTGTTGGATCAGTAAGCCCCGCACAGGCTATTTCAGGAGTTTCTGCTTCTGGAGCAGTGGGCTCCGTTACAGAGACTAATAACCCCACAGAAGACGGTAATCAGGCAAACGGCGCAGTAGGCTCCGTCGCTTCTTCGCGTTCGGTAGCCATCACGGGTGTATCTGCTTCTGGAGCAGTAGGCGCTGTTGCTGAAACAAACTCTATTGCTCTTGCGGGCGTTGCCGCATCTGGCTCAGTAGGCTCCGTCAGCACTTCTCAGGCCATTTCAGGTGTATCAGCCTCTGGCGCTGTCGGATCAGTCATAGAAACCAATAGTCCCACAGAAGACGGCAATCAGGCAAACGGTGCCGTTGGGTCAGTCGCCTCCTTGCGTTCGGTGGCCATCTCGGGTGTATCAGCCTCGGGTGCTGTTGGTTCTGTGGCAGAGGTAAGCGCGATTGCTCTCACAGGTACTGGCGCATCGGGTGCTGTTGGATCAGTCAGCACTTCACAAGGCATATCTGGGGTTTCAGCCTCCGGTGCAGTGGGGTCAGTCACAGAAACCAACAACCCAACGGAAAACGGGAACCAAGCAAACGGAGCTGTTGGGTCTGTCGTTTCATCTCGTTCAGTAGCAATTACAGGTGTTGTCGCTTCCGGCGCTGCCGGGTCTGTTACCGAGACAAGTTCTGTTGCTGTCACAGGGGCCGCTGCTTCTGGCGCGGTTGGAAGTGTTGCATTTACAGAATCTTTTGCGCTAACCGGTGTCTCTGCTTCTGGCAGCGCAGGCACTGTTATACCTTCCCGGTCAATTGCCTTGACTGGTGTTTCTGCTTCTGGCGCTGTGGGCACGGTAACAGAGGCAAATACAATTTCCTTAACAGGGGCAGTTGCCGCAGGTGCCGTTGGCTCTGTTGCCGAAACAAACACAATCAGTTTGTCTGGCACCGCTGCCGCAGGTGCAGTTGGATCAGTTACAGAAACTAATAGCCCTACCGAAGATGGCAATCAAGCAAACGGGGCGGTCGGCTCTGTTGCTTCTTCACGTTCTGTAGCTATTACAGGCGTTGGGGCTTCCGGTGCGGTTGAATCTATGGTTGCCAGCACTAATCAAGGTGCAACCCTGACCGGCGTTGGGGCCTTTGGCGCGGTTGGTTCTGTGAGTACTTCTCAGGCAGCGTCAGGTGTGTTGGGTTCTGGCGCGGTTGGATCTATGACTGCCAGCGTTGTTCAAAGCGCAGTTCTGACCGGTGTATCGGCTTCTGGCGCAGTTGGGTCGGTTACTGAAACTAACAGTCCTACAGAAAACGGCAACCAAGCTTCTGGTGCGGTTGGATCAGTGGGAAGCAGTGTCGTAATTGCTCTGACAGGCGTGGGCGCAGTAGGTGCAGTTGGCACAGTTGCACAAGGCAAGAGCATCGGTCTTAGCGGCGTAGATGGCCAAGGCAATGTGGGTAGTGTTGCAAGAGGCGAAACGCTTTTACAACTGATTGGTGTAAACGCTGAAGGGCAGATAACTTCTCCGGGCGTTAACCGAGACACCACGGTGTCAGGCGTGGCCGCAACAGGACAAGTAGGGTCAGTAGCCCGCTCTTTCCTTATCGGGCTTTCAGGCGTTAGCGCGCTGGGTACGGCTGGTTCTTTTACTATCCCTTTGGGTGCCGTTTCTGCGGCAGGAGCAACTGGGGCAGTCAACAGTGCCTTTGAAATTGCGTTGACTGGTACGGGAGCAACTGGGGCAGTAGGCGCGGTAGAAGTAGCCTCTCGGTCTTTAGCGTTGACCGGAACTGTAGCAGAGGGCTCCACAGGTGAAGTAATTGCGGTATATTGGAAACCAATAGATGACAGCCAGAACGCAAACTGGCAAAATGTCACTAATTCGCAGACGCCTGATTGGACTACAGTCACGACAGCACAAACTCCCGATTGGGAAGAAATCGTAACTTAAGGATTTTAAAATGCCTACAGCATATACATCTCTACTTGGTTTAGCACTGCCAGTCACGGGTGAACTGAGCGGCACATGGGGTGATACAGTAAACAACTCCATTACATCCTTGCTAGACACCTCTGTTGCGGGAACAACTAACGTTAGTACTGACGCAGATGTCACACTGACTACAACTACGGGCGCTTCAAACACCGCTCGGCAGGCCATCCTTTTGTTCTCAGGGGCACGTACGGCATTGCGTACGGTTACAGCGCCAGCCCAGTCAAAGATTTATACGGTTATCAACGCCACCACAGGGGGCTTCTCTGTTAAGTTGGTTGGTGCTGGCCCAACGACTGGTGTGACCATTGTTGCTGGCGAGTCTGCTGTTTGTGCATGGAACGGCTCTGACTTTGTGAAGGTGAGTAACACGGGCGGCATAGCTTCGTTCACCAACGTCACTGTTACAGGTACAACCACTTTATCTGGCCTGACTGCTTCTACTGCGCTGGCACTGGATGCAAGCAAGAACGTAGTGAGCGTGACGAATACGGGTACAGGCAACAACGTCTTGTCTGCTTCGCCTACATTGACTGGCACGATTGGCGCGGCATCTTTAACGCTTTCTACTGACCTGACCCTCTCTGGTGGTACTGCTAACGGAGTTGCGTATTTAAACGGCTCTAAGGTTGTTACAAGCGGTTCTACATTTCAATTTGATGGAAGTGGAAAACTTGCTCTTGGTAACGTAGCGCATACATCATTTATTCCAACAACTTCTCTGACTCTTGGAAATTCTAGTGCTAATGCTGAAATCCGCATGGGTCAAGTAGATACAAGCGCATTGATTTCAAAGTGGGTTTACAACGCAACTGTTGGTAATGCTTATGGTGCAATTGAAACTTATGGTCAATCAAACTATATTCAGTTTGGTGCTTCAGATTTCCGCTGGCAAATAGCCTTATCAGAACAAATGCGCCTAACCAGCACAGGTCTGGGTATTGGTACAAGTAGTCCTGCTTATAAGTTAGATATCAACACAGTAGGAGGCTCACAAGCTACGGCTCGTCTATATGGAAATGACCAATCCAATGTGCGTTTGCGTTTAGAAAATGCGGGTAGTGGTGGTCGTACTTGGGAAATAGTTGGTGGATTACCGGGCGCAAATAACGCTAACTTCAGCATCCGTGATGTGACGGGTAGTACTACACCACTGACAATCGACACCTCAGGCAATCTAGGCTTGGGAGTTACTCCTAGTGCTTGGAGTGCTTACAAAGCATTTCAAATGCAAGCCGGGTCGTTAATTACATTTAGCACAAACGACTGGCGCATGGTTCAAAACGTGGTGCGTACTGGAACCACTCTTGACTATTTGAACAATGGTCTAGCGCATATGTATCTGCAAGATGGTTCGAGCGGCGGTCACGTTTGGTACAACGCCCCATCAGGCACAGCAGGAAACGCCATTAGCTTTACTCAGGCAATGACTCTGGATGCTAGTGGGAATTTGCTTGTCGGTACTACGAGTGCAGGATATTCAGCTTCAGGTCGTGGACTTATTGAAATCAATGGCACTTCCGCACTGCTTGGATTTAAAACAGGTAATACGAATCGTGGTTATCTGTACACCCAAGGCACAGACATGATTGCTTGGGCTGAGACTGGTGCGTTTACTATTGGAACTGCTGGTGCATCTCCAATTATATTTACTACCAACAACACAGAACGTGCCCGTATAGACTCAAGCGGTAACTTTATGGTGGGGACTACAACACCAACTGCAAATTGCAAACTTACTGTAACTGGTGCTGGTATTTCAATTGCGGGTGGTCGAGGTTCTACTTTTGCATTGGCTTATCCTGATTGGTCAATCT